CCTGCCGCCGCAGGACGAGAAGTTGCCACCTGAGATTGAGTTGCAACTTTCAGCCATGATGGCCGAGGCTGCGCAACAGGTGCTTCAGCAGAGCCAGTCTATGGCAGCGCAGCAGCAAGCTCAGCAGCAGGCGCAAGACCCGCTTGTTCAAATGCAGCAGCAAGAGCTTCAGATTCGCGCCCAAGAGGTGCAGATCAAGATGCAGGAAGCCCAGCTAAAAGAGAAACAGATGGCCATTGAGGCCGCTGCCAAAGCGGATGAGTTGGCGCTTAAACGCGAAGAACTTACCACCCGCATGCAACTTGAGGGTACGAAAGTTGCGGCCAAGATGCGTTATGACACCGAGCGGCTGGCCGCAGAACAGCAGCGTGACGGTGCTCGCATGGGCGTTGATATTGCCAAAAGCAGGGATCAAATAGCCAATCAAAAACAACAGTATCTGGCACAACTTGCCAAAAACAAGGGGAAAACAACTAAATGATTGCCGATTTCGCACGCGTGTTGCGCGAACAAATACGCACAGATATGAACAACTACGCCGATGACTTGGCGGGTGGGACATGTCGCTCTTTTGAAGAATATCAAAAACTCTGTGGTGTCATTCAAGGTCTAGCCATTGCAGAGCGTTATCTCCTCGACCTTGCTAAGAAAGCTGACGAAGCCAATGAGTGAAATTCTCTTGCCCCCCGGCATTAGTTTGCCGCCAACCATCCAGCCCAAACACGCGCCTGCACCAGAGGCCGCGCCAGAGGAAAAGGCAACGAGTTTGCCCCGACCGACCGGCTGGAAACTGCTGTGTATCGTGCCTGATGTGTCTGAAAAGCTCGACGGCACGGACTTGGACTTGGTCAAACCAACGTCCATACTCAAACAGGAAGAACATGCAACCACCGTGCTGTTCGTCTTGGAAGCCGGTCCCGACGCTTATACGGACCAGTCCAAATTTCCCACGGGTCCGTGGTGTAAAAAGGGCGACTTCATCTTGGTACGTACTTATTCTGGTACGCGCTTTAAGATTTTTGGCAAAGAGTTCCGTCTGATTAACGACGATCAGGTGGATGCAGTGGTGCAAGACCCGCGTGGTATTACACGCGCTTAAGGAGCAAGTATGGCAAACGAGTTTAAGTTTCCAGATGAAGACAACGACAAGACAGAAGTTGAGATCACGACCGCTGAAAACGAGATCGAAATTGAGATTGTCGACGATACCCCCGAGCGTGATCGGGGCCGCAAACCGTTGGATCGGGAGGTTTCTGACCCCACCGACGACGAACTAGATACATATACTGAGGGTGTTAAAAAGCGCCTGAAAGAGCTGACTCACGCCCGTCACGACGAGCGACGAGCCAAAGAAGCACTGGCTCGGGAGAAAGCCGAGCAAGAACGGTTGCTCCATGCCATGCTGGACGAGAATAAACGTCTCAAACAGTATGTGCAGTCAGGCACCGAGCAGTACATGACGATGGCCAATCAAGCCGTCGAAGCCAAACTGCAAAAAGCACGGCAAGACCTTAAAGCGGCGCAGGAGGCGTTTGATACTGACGCCATAATTGCTGCCCAAGAAGCTTTGGCCGACGCAAAGTGGGAATCGCACAGCACAAAAAATATGCGTCCACCCACTTTACAAGAGCCACAAGAAGATGTACAAAGCTATCAACCGCAACCCCAACAGGTTCGGGCCGACGAAAAGACACTGCGCTGGCAGGCAAAAAACCAGTGGTTCGGCGCTGACGGGTTTGAGGAAATTACCAGCTACGCACTAGGGCTGCATCAAAAACTAGTCAACAACGGGCTAGACCCCCGCACTGATGAGTATTTCGAGCAGATTGATGCTCGCGTAAAGTCAAAATTTCCCGAGGTTTTCGGGGAAGAAGACAAGCCACGGTCGCAAGGTTCCCAAGCGTCTCAGGCTAAAAAACCTGCATCTGTTGTTGCGCCCGCCAGTCGCTCGACCGGCAGGAGAAAAGTTGAACTCACACCGTCACAGGCGGCGTTGATTAAAAAGTACAACTTAGACCCGCAGCAATATGTTAAGGAAGTTTTGAAACTGGAGGCCCAAAATGGTTGAATCTCAAGATCGTACCGCTCGTGACTTGAAGTCACGCGACAAATCTGCTCGTGCAGTCTATGTACCGCCGAGCAATCTGCCTGATCCAACACCTGAGCCGGGGTGGACGTACCATTGGGTTGGTACTCATATTCTCGGGCAGGCAAATCCCACCAACGTCTCGCAAAAGATGCGTGAGGGTTGGGAGCCGGTCAAGGCAACGGACCATCCAGAACTTATGCTTGTGGGTAATGACAAGACTGGCAACGTGGAAATTGGTGGCTTGATGCTCTGCAAAATGCCTACCGAGCGTTTCCGTGCTCGTCAAGAGTATTACAACAAACAAGCGCAAGGACAGATGGACTCAGTGGATAACCACTTTTTGCGTAACAACGATCCGCGTATGCCTTTGTTTTCGGAGAAGAAATCCTCCACGACACGGGGTGCCGGGTTTGGTTCTGGTTCAAAGTAACAAGGAGTCCTTAAATGGCAGCAGTAGCATCCCCTTACGGGCTAAAACCCGTAAATCAGTTGGGTGGCACCCCCTATGCCGGTGCAACCCGTACTTATCTCATCGACCCCGCAGGCACTGCCTCTAACATTTACAACGGTTCGCCCGTGTATGTGAATGCAAGCGGCTATCTGGCTGTGGCAACCGCCACTGGCGCTGATGCGACAACCAACGGCTTTCCCACTGGTACCGCTAATACCGGTATCGTGGGTGTGTTTGTTGGCTGCTCGTACTACAACGCTCAAGGGCAGTTGATTTTCTCGCAGTACTACCCAACGGGTACCACTGGCGTGATTCAAGCGTCAGTTGTTGACGACCCCAACGTTGTGTTCCAAGTCCAGTCCGCTGGCTCGGTGACTCAAGCCGCTGTGGGCGCAAACCTGTTCTTCTCCACTGGCGCTGTGGCAACTGGCAGCACTTCTACCGGCAACTCTACGGCTTCTGTCGTGGCAGGCTCGTCGGCGGTGACCACTACTGCCGCTTTCCGTGTTGTCGGGTTCCCGAACGTGCAAGGCTTCTCGGTTGTGGGTGATGCCTACACCGATGTCTACGTAAAGATCAACCCCGGCTATCACAGCTACACCAACGCCGTTGGTCTGTAAGGAGTATTGAAAAATGGCTATTTCACGCGCACAACTGCTCAAAGAGCTGCTCCCCGGCTTGAATGCCCTATTCGGCATGGAGTACGCCCGCTACGGCGAAGAGCACAAGGAAATCTACGAGACCGAGAAATCGGAGCGTAGTTTTGAGGAAGAAACCAAACTGGCTGGCTTCTCTGCTGCGCCTGTCAAAAACGAGGGCTCTGCCATCGCTTACGACAATGCACAAGAAGCATTTACTGCCCGTTACACCCACGAGACCATTGCTCTGGGCTTCTCGATCACCGAAGAGGCGATTGAGGACAACCTGTACGACAGCCTGTCTGCTCGTTACACCAAAGCACTGGCCCGCGCTATGGCCTACACCAAGCAGGTCAAAGCTGCAGCCGTCATCAACAACGGCTTCAACGGCGCGTATCTCGGTGGTGACGGCGTCACCTTGTTTGGCAACAACGCCTCTAACACCCGTGTCGGCCACCCTCTGGTTGGCGGCGGTGTTAACTACAACAGCCCGACCACGGGTGTTGACCTGAACGAGACGGCTCTGGAAAACGCTGTGATTCAAATCGCTGCGTGGACCGATGAGCGCGGTCTGCTGATTGCGGCCAAGCCCCGTAAGATGGTGATCCCCCCGGCACTGATGTTCGTTGCCAAGCGTCTGCTTGACACTGAGCTGCGTGTCTCTACTGCTGATAACGACATCAATGCTATCAAGCAGATGGGTGCCATCCCCGAAGGCTACACCGTCAACCACTTCTTGACCGACCCGAACGGCTGGTACCTGTGTACCGATGTTCCCAACGGCATGAAGCACTTTGAGCGTATGCCTTTGGCAAATTCCATGGATGGGGATTTTGATACCGGCAACGTCCGTTACAAGGCCCGCGAGCGTTATTCGTTCGGCTGGTCTGACCCACTGGGTATGTGGGGTTCTGCAGGTTCGACCTGATGAGCTAGAAAAGGGGGCCTTGTGCCCCCTTTTCTTTTGGTGTATATTGCTTTTATCCCGGGGTTCCCGGCGTTTCTG